AAGATTAACAGTTACCCAGAAGAACCTGGCACTCGACTAAATGGTCCAGCTCCGGGCTAACTTATTTTTACCCAGAACAAACTACGACATCCAGGTACCCAAGAGCCCAGAGCCTGGAGCCGAGCTCCAGAGGGGGAGGACCAGATCTTAGGTAACCTGGCGTACAGTAGGCTGTAGACGCTAATTTACACAAACATTTGTTCTTGAAACTATTTTACATTTATATATTTTGTCAATATGGTCCAACAAATAAAACCCACATGATTTTTTACACAAGAACCTATCTTAGGTGGAGGTAGTGGTGACTTTTCATATCTAATAGATCCTAGTCAAACAGCAGGAGCCTATAAAGCTTTAATTGACGGCTCTCTTTTACCGACTGATGTGGGCAACTACGATTTTATTACAAGCAGATCACCTTTAACAGCAGGTGGACCTTTTAATCTTTTACCAACTGCTGAGGGTGCATTAACTTTGGGGGTAGGTGCAATAAATCCATTTTTTGGTTTCCTTACTAGACAGGCTATAAATAATCGTAATACTAAAGCATTAGAAACTTTAGCAAACGAGGGTATATTAACTAGAGTCACAAGTCCTGAGCAATCAGGTGCTATTTCGAAAGCCCTAGGAAGTGAATTACAACCTGGCACAGGACAGTACAGATTGTCCGATGAAATAGAACAAGAGTTATTAGAAACGGGTGAAACTGCTACAGATTATTTTAAAAGGCAGTTTAGTGATCAATTTGGTCAGGCACAACAATTAGCAAATTATCTAGATCAAGTAGCATACACCACACAAGGTCAATTCTTTCAAAAGGATTTGTTTGGCAACCCCACTAGCTGGTCTAAGTATATAGATAGATCAGGAAACATAAAACCTGATGCATTAGAAAAGTGGCAACAATTTGGACAAGATGACAGTAGAGGTGTTTTAAAGATGTTTGATAAAAAAGACGATGCCCCTGAGACAAGAACCCAGCCAACAAATGCAGTGGGTATAGACACAATAGATAAAGGTGTATCTGAAGCTAGGGGTGATGCTCCTGACTTCTTAGATCAAGCATCAGGTAAACGTGATGCAAAAGGTAGAAGAATAGCAAGTGGTACAACTAACCTACTTCTTGGCTAATGAATCAAGTTTCAAGAAACACGGATCTAGACTCACTACAACGAGAAGAGCTAGAGCAAAAACTTATCGCAGAAAGATTAACCTATTTAGAAAACTGCGAGAGAAAATTTATTCCTTTCGTTAAACATTGTTGGCCTGAGTTTATAGACGGCTCCCATCACAGACAGATAGCAGAAAAGTTTGAGCAAATAGCTACGGGTGAGATTAAGAGATTAATCGTAAACATGCCTCCCCGACACACTAAATCTGAATTTGCATCTTACCTTTTTCCTGCATGGATGATTGGCAGAAACCCCAAATTAAAAATAATACAAACATCACACAACACGGAACTCGCTACACGGTTCGGTAGAAAGATGAAGAACTTAGTAGACGATACTTTGTTTCAACAAGTTTTTGATGTGAGTATTGCCACAGATAGTAAAGCATCTGGTCGTTGGGAAACTAATCATGGTGGTGAATACTATGCAGCAGGTGTGGGTGGAGCAATCACAGGTCGTGGTGCAGATTTGTTAATCATTGACGATCCACATACAGAACAAGATGCACTAAGTTCTACAGCGATGGATAATGTTTATGAGTGGTATACTTCAGGACCACGACAGCGTTTGCAACCTGGAGGATCAATTGTTGTAGTAATGACACGTTGGTCTGAAAAAGATTTAACAGGACAATTAATAAAAGCTCAGGCAAAAAGCACCAGGGGTGATCAATGGGATGTTATAGAGTTCCCAGCTATATTACCAAGTGGTAATCCTGTGTGGCCCGAATATTGGAAAGCAGAAGAATTATTAAAAGTTAAAGCTGCGATAAGTGAAAGTAAATGGCAGTCACAATATCAGCAGAATCCAACGTCAGAAGAAACAGCAATCCTAAAAAGAGAATGGTGGTCAAAATGGGACAAGCCCATGCCTGTTATGTTGCATACCATACAATCTTACGATACTGCTTTCTCTTCTAAAGAAACGGCTGACTATTCTGCTATTACAACATGGGGTGTGTTTCAACATGAAGGGATGCTTGGTACAGGAGTCTTGCTTCTCGATGCAATAAAAGGCAGGTGGGATTTTCCAGAACTAAAAAAAGTATCAATGGATCAGTATAAGTATTGGGATCCAGATACAGTCATAATAGAACAAAAAGCATCGGGAGCACCACTAACACAAGAATTAAATAGATTAGGCATACCTATATCTAACTTTACACCTAGCAGAGGTAATGATAAGTTGACAAGAGTAAACTCAATAGCTCCTATCTTTGAGTCAGGTAAAGTATATTATCCTGATAAAGAGTGGGCGCACGAGTTGATAGAAGAGTGTGCAGCTTTCCCTTTTGGAGAGCATGACGATTACGTTGATAGTACGACACAAGCATTAATGAGGTATCGTGCTGGAAACTTTGTAGAGTTAGAAGATGATTTTGTTGATGACCTACGACAATATAGACAGTATGAGTATTATTAATGAGTAAGAGATTAGAAAAATACATAGAGAGTAAAATTGGAATAAAAGAAAGTGATGTCAATCCCAATAAAGCTATCAGTGATCTTTTTGGAGTAGAAGAACCAGATTTAAAATTTTCAACACAAGCTTCATCAACGCCAGATAAAGATTTTCCTGTAGGCAAACTTAGAGAAAAAGAAACAGAAATAAAATCAGAAGGTGGTAAAGGTAAAAAAACTTTTTACGGATTATCCACTACAGGCAACGCAGCGACAACAGCTATTAAAGGTGGAGCGGAAAGAGGAGAAATAATACCACCTGATGAAGCTAAAGGTATGGGTATTGATGATGAGATACAAAGTAAAAGACCAAAAATAGAAAAAGGTTTACCTGCTGGTTTTACCTTTCCTGAACCTAAAAAAGGTGAGGATTTTGTTTCATATTATAATCGAGTTAAAAAAGCCTTGCCTGAGGCAACGAACATGATTGCCTTACAAAATGAAATAGCAAAACAATATGCTATGAGATATCCTGAATACAAAACAATTTATAAAAATACTGAGTTAATTAATAGGGGTGTTTTTGATTTTGGTGAGGGAGAAAAAATACCAGGTTTCAAAGTTCCTACAAGAGAGAATCAAGGTTTAAAAAATATAGTTACAGAAACCTTACAAAAAAATGAGGGTTACATAACTAAAGAAGCAGGTCAATCAATTGATAAAGCTATTGCTGAATATGTTGATTCTATACCACAAAAAGATTTTAATAAATTTGCTACTGAACTGATAGGTGAAGTAGATCCATTAACAAATAAGCCTTATACTAAAACTAGAATAAAAAAATTATTAAGTGATCGAGTTGTTTTTGCTGCCGCTAAATATTTTAACCAAGCTGTGACTCCTGAGATAATTGATGAGGTGATGACTAGTTTACAAGGTAGTCAAAGTGCTGTGAATGTAAAAGCTTTAGCAGACCAGAAATTTAAAAAAATAGCACCAAAAAAAATAGGTGCTTTTACCGCTGCACTAACAGCAATAATAAAATCTGGTAATGCATCTGATCTTTTAGCTGGGGGTAGCAAACTTGCCTTACCAGCGGTGGGTGTAGGGCTAGAGTTAATATTTCCTAATAAAGCAGAGGCAGCAGAATTATTTACAAAAGAAGAATTATCCGATCAAAAGATAGCAGCGATGTTTGATGGTATTCAAGGTCTTAATAAAAAACAAGATGAACAATTACTTGCGAAAAACCAACCTAGGGAAGAAAAGGTTGATATTTTTGAAAGGATTGGTGAACCAGGATTCTTGGAATACTTTTTTTCTCTTGGTAAAGCAAGATTAAACAAATGAAAAAAACAGTCGTAAAAAAACAAAAGCCCGTTAGAATAGTTAGACCACGAGGATTTGAATTAATGAAACCAAACAAAAGACCAAAGACAAGGATATCATAATGGCAATAGAAGATAGAATTGGTACAGATATAGATTATAACAAAGATAAAATTGAAGTAGAGGGTGATCCCTTAGAAATAATACAAGAGGGACAAGAGGCAGTAGTTACAGATTTCGTTGAAGATAGCGAAGGTAACATGCAGCCTATGGATGATACACCTAACCCAGAGGAAGGACATGATTCTAATCTAGCTTTATATTTATCCGATGAGGACTTAGATAATATTTCTATAGATTTAATGACATCTATTAAAGATGATCAAACTTCAAGAGAGGATTGGGAAACACAATATACAAAAGGTTTAGACTTATTAGGTTTTAAATTCGAGGAGCGTACAAGACCTTTTAGAGGTGCCTCTGCTGTTACTCATCCTGTCCTGTCAGAAGCTGCCGTGCAGTTTCAATCTCAAGCTTACAAAGAATTACTACCAGCTAATGGTCCTGTAAAAACACAAATCATAGGACAATCAAATGAAGCATTAGAAGAACAAGCTCAAAGAGTTCGTGATTACATGAATTATCAAATTACTTATGTTATGGAAGATTATGAAACAGAAACGGACCAAATGTTATTTTATTTACCATTGGCAGGATCAGCCTTTAGAAAAATTTTTTACGATTCCACAGAAGAAAAAGCAAGATCACAATTTGTACCAGCTGAGGATTTAGTAGTTCCTTATGGTGCAAGTTATCTTGATGATGCTGAAAGAGTTACTCATGTAATTAAGATGAATGAAATCGAATTAAAGAAGAAACAGATATTTGGTATGTATAGGGATATCGAATTAAGACCATACAATGAATATGACGAAGTACAAGACAAGTATGATTCTATAGAGGGTGTAAAGTCAAAAGGATATGTGTCAGACATTTATACTTTGTATGAGTGTCATTGTTATTTAGACCTACCAGGTTATGAAGATCCTGATGGACAAAAATTACCTTATATCGTTACGATAGATGAAAGTAGTAGCAAAATATTAGGCATATACAGAAATTATGAAAACGGAGATCCATTAAGAAAAAAGAAAGCGTACTTTGTGCACTACAAATTTCTTCCAGGATTAGGGTTCTATGGTTTTGGTTTAATTCACATGATCGGTGGTTTATCAAAAACAGCCACACTTGCTTTGCGTCAGCTTATAGACGCAGGAACCCTAAGTAATTTACCAGCTGGATTTAAAGCTAGAGGTCTAAGAATTAGAGATGATGATCAGCCTTTACAACCAGGGGAGTTTAGGGATGTCGATGCACCTAGTGGCACGATCCGCGAAGCATTAATTAATTTACCTTACAAAGGTCCAGACGCAACTCTGTTTAACTTATTAGGATTCTGTGTTGATGCAGCAAAAAGATTTGTATCTGTGGCAGACGCAAAAATAGGTGATGCACAAATAAATCAAAACGCACCTGTCGGCACTACAGTAGCTCTTATGGAAAGAGGAACTATGGTAATGAGTTCTATTCATAAAAGATTACATAACGCCCAAAAACAAGAGTTTAAATTACTAGCTAAGACTTTCGCACTATACATGCCATCCTATCCATACAGCGTTGGCAATGTTAATCCTGCAATAAAACAACAAGACTTTGATGAGAGAGTGGACATCATGCCTGTTAGTGATCCTAGTATGTTTTCTATGTCACAAAGAGTTGCTATGGCGCAGACACAATTACAAATGGCACAAAGTGCACCTGACTTACATAATTTAAGAGAAGCTTATAGAAGAATGTATGTTGCATTAAGAGTTCCAAACATAGAACAAATTTTACCAGATCCACCACAACCTACACCATTAGATCCAGGTAAAGAAAATGCAAACTCACTTAGAGGATTACCTGCTTTAGTTTTTCCAGAGCAAGATCATTTAGCTCACATACAGGCTCATCAATTATTTATGAGTTCTAATTTAGTTAAAAATAACATGGCAGTGATTATGCAGTTACAAGCTCATATACAAGATCACATATCAGCTATTGCTGAAAGTGAGGTTAGACAAGTAGCACAACAACAAGTATTAGATGCACAACAATCAGGAGTACAATTATCACCTGAAGAGGCTCAAGCTATTGAGGCAGAAGCACAAAACACTATTGCTAAACGAATTGTAGAACTTACTCAAAAATTAGTTGAGGATGAACAACAAATGATGCCTGATGTCGGTAAAGATCCTCTGGTCAATTTAAAAGAAGAAGAATTAAATATTAGAAAAGCAGACTTGATTAGAAGAACACAAGATGACCAAAACGATCAAACACTTGATGTAGCAAGATTAGCTCAAAAAGATCAAGTTGATAAAGAAAAACTAGATGTGGCAAGGGAGAGAAACGCTATAAACATTGCTAAAAGTATGATAGGCTCATGATATGTCCATCAAAGTACCTAAATTAAAAACAAAATCTGTAACTACACGAGATACAACAGGTAAAATTCGCAGATATAAAGCTCCAAGTAGGACTACTGTATTAAAAAATTTAAAAAAATTAAAAAAACCATCATCATCAACATCTTTTGACAAAAAATTACAACCAGTGCTAGTAAAAAACGTATTATCAAACACTAAAATAGCTAAAACATGAACAAAAAACAGAAAAAAGTAAAAAAAGTTATGAAAGAATTCAAAGAAAAGAAGCTAAATATTGGAAAATCTAAGAAAAAAGTAAAAAATAGGAAACAGGCAATAGCTATAGCTTTATCAGAGGCTGGAATAGCTAAAAAAAAGTAATGTCAGAGCTGAAAATTAAAAAATATATGAATGATTTACACTCTTACATGTATAGACCATCGTTAACTAATGAGGATAGATTGTTATTAGCCACTGCTATGCTATACACAACTAGAATTGTATATGAAGAGAATTACGGTCCAGATATGGCTGTAAATTTAATTGACACCATAGGTGGTAGCAAGGTAGACTACGAAAAACCTACGGTACATTAGGAGGTACAAAATGAAAAAAGAAAAAACAGTAGACAAAGGTCAGTTTCAAATGACAGATAAGTCTAAGGTGCCTTTTAAACTTGCACCTACTGATCCTCCAAAGTCAAAAACTCAAGGACAGTATGCCGTGCAGGTTAAAAAAGTTCCTTTCAAAGGAGTATTTTAATGCACTATATTTATTCACTCTTAGCTAAGTGGGACAAACTAAATAAAAAAGGAAAAATGTTTGTAGGTGGAGTAGCAATTATCGTTGTCTATCTCATAATAACTTATGTTTAATCTTTTAGTAGGGCCTATTTCAAATTTAGTCGGTAATGCTGTTAAAGGTTTCGTTGAAACTAAAAAAGCAAAAGCTGATCTAGCGTTAACCGAAATAAAAGCTCAAAAGTCACTTAAAGAAGCTCAAATTGCAGGAAAAATTAGTTGGGAAGCCTCAGCTGTTGATCAAATGAAAGGCTCGTGGAAAGACGAGCTAATTTTGATATGTCTGTTAGTACCTGCGGTGGCAGTCTTTATTCCTGGGTGGACTCCTCATATCAAAGCAGGTTTTGAAGCCTTACACTC